GACCAGCGGGCCAATGCTGGCGGGAGACTGGCACGGCAGGAAGCTGGGCGCGGGCACGGATGGAAGGAAGTTATTCGATCTTTATCGTGCCGGTGAGGTGACGGATCAGGAGATGGCAGAGGTAGAGTGCGCTTTGGGGAGGTCCGCGGGACATTGCACGGTGATGGGGACGGCGTCGACCATGGCCATCCTGAGTGAGGCGCTGGGAATGTCACCCACCGGGAGTGCGGCGATCCCGGCACCCGATTCGCGGAGACTGGCCATGGCGGAGGAGGCGGGGCGACGAATTGTAGACCTCGCCAAAGAAGACCTGAAGCCCTCCCGCATCTTGACCCGCGGCGCATTCGACAATGCGCTTCGCGTGCAAATGGCGATTGGGGGCTCCACGAATGCCGTAATTCACTTACTGGCCATTGCGGGGCGAGCCGGAGTGCCGCTGACGCTGGATGACTTCGATCGCATTTCGCGCAGTACGCCCTGGTTAGTGAACCTGAAGCCTTCGGGCGATTATCTGATGGAAGATTTCTTTTCGGCCGGAGGAGTTCCGGCTGTAATGCGGGAGCTACTTCCCGATCTGGATGGCACGGCATTGAATGTAAGCGGACTTACGCTGCAAGCATGTGTCGGCGAAGCGCGATGTTACAACCGGGAGGTGATTCGAGAATTTAGCAGTCCACTAGCCAGCGAGGGCGGGACAGCCATCCTTTATGGCAATCTGGCCCCGGATGGCGCGGTAATTAAGCCGACCGCAGCGTCGCCCGAGTTACTGCAGCATCGCGGCCGCGCTTTTGTCTTTGAATCGCGCTCAGAACTGATGAGCCAGATCGACGACGAGGACTTACCCGTGGATGCCAACACGATTCTGGTAATGAAGAGTGGGGGTCCGCGTGGTGGCCCAGGAATGCCGGAATGGGGTCAGATTCCGCTGCCCAAGAAAATGATCCGGCAAGGGGTGCGCGACATGGTAAGGATCTCAGATGCGAGGATGAGCGGAACGAGCTTCGGCACAGTGGTGCTCCATATGACGCCAGAAAGCGCGGTCGGCGGGCCATTGGCTTTGGTGGAGACCGGGGACGAGATCGTTTTGGACGTGGCTGGCCGCCGGATTGATCTACTGGTTTCCGACGCTGAGCTCAGCGAGAGACGGCAGAATTGGAGGGCACCGTCACCAGCTTACAACAGAGGATACGGTAAGTTGTTTCTGGAACATGTGGAGCAGGCAAATCTCGGATGCGATTTCGATTTCCTCAAGCCGCGCTAGGAGCGATATTTCTGTTTGTCTTCCTGGTCGCCAATCGAGGCGCTTATCAAGGGTACTTTTCCGATGACGATCTGGACAACTTGGCGAGTACTCTGCTGGCTGGATTCGATACGTTCTGGCGCGGCTTTGCTTCACCACTCTACGAGCGCTATAACTTCCGCCCCGTGGGGCATGTGACTTATCGCTGGCTTGGGCAAGTCTGGGGACTTTCCTTTGCACCGTATATCGCATTTGTGCAGTTTTTGCATTTGATAAATGCGCTTCTGGTATATCGCTTCGTTAGAACTGCGTTAACGCCTCGGGCGGCCATGTCAGCCGCAGTTTTTTTCGCCTTCCACTTTGCGCTGTTGCCCGCTCACTGGAAACCGATGTATCTTTTCGATGTTCTCTGTGGAATGGCTTTGATGAGTGCGTTCTTGTTGTATCGCAGCGGACGTTGGGGCGTCGCGTTCCTTCTGTTCTGGTGCGCGTACAAGGCGAAGGAGATCGCTATTTTCTTCCCTTTAGTGCTGATGGCCGAAGAATGGCTAAATGATCGGCGGTGGTGGCGCGTAGTGCCGTTTCTCGCGGTTTCATTGTCCTTCGGAGGCCAAGCGATGGTGCAAAACCAAGGCCGCGAACTATCGGCCTACACACTCCAATTCACCATGACTGCGGTTACGGATTGCCTGCGTTTCTACGGTAGGATGGCGGCGGGCCTGCCGTGGGTGCTGTTGACCGGATGGCGATGGCTGGGAGGAGCAGAGAGGCGCTGGCTGGTGATGGGAGTAGTTTCTGCCACGGCGCTTTTAGGTCCACTTCTTTTTTTGCCTGGGCGTTTGTTTTCCGTATATCTCTACGTACCCTTGATGTTTGGCGCAATAGCGGTGGGGGCCGTGCTGAATCGTTGGCCGTCCTGGGCGCTGGCCATTGCATTCCTGATCTATGCCGGAATCGGTCTACGCGAACTAAGGAGTTTTCGAAGAGCGGAGTTAACCCAAGCGCAACTAACCAAGGAGTTCGTAAGTTCCGCCTGCTTTTCGCTCAAGGATAAGTCATCACTTACGCAAGCGTTCTACGAAGGTGGCCCGGCCGGGCTAAACGTATGGGGAGTGGAAGCTGCATACCGACTCTGCAGCGGCAACTTACTCCTAAAGCTCTCGCGTTGGGACATCGGACAGTTGCATCGGAATGATCTGGTTATTCGATGGACCAAAATGCCCAATCGAGCCGGAATGGTTGAGTTGACTCGTTTCGATGGGGAATTAGCGGGTGATTGGTACAGCTGGGACAGTTCGTTTCGATGGATGAGTGAGCGTGCCGAAGTGCGGGTAAAGAAGATGCCCGGGCATCGACACCTGCGACTCGACTTAGTGTCGTTACCAGTTGACGAACTGGAGGTTTGGCAGGACGGCCAAAGGATCGGCAAACGCGCGGTGCAAGATCACGGTCCACAGCAGATCACCTTTCCATTAGTGGACGGGCATGCCGCACGGGACGACTTAACGATTGAGCTAAGGGTACGGCCAGCGAGACGCATCGGTCAGGATCCGAGGGTGCTTGGCGCCGCAGTGAGAAGTGTAGAGACCATGCCGTAACCGGCAACGAATCAAACGGATATGGGTATTTGTTCGACAATCTCAATGCCGAATCCCTCAAGACCCGGAACTTTCCGCGGATTGTTCGTCAATAGCCGAATTCGTCGAAGACCTAAATCGGCAAGAATCTGCGCACCAATGCCCGCCTCGTGTTGGGTTTCATGATGCGGATCTGCGGGCGTGAAGCGTTGGAAATCATCGCCGTGCGTGAGAATTCGATCGGCGCTGGTGCGCATACCCAAACCACTTTGATGAAGATAGACAACTACGCCAGCGCCCTCGCGGGCAATCAGGCTCATCGATTGATCCAGGGCTTGGCGGCATTGGCAGCGAGATGATCCGAAGACGTCACCGTAGACACAATGCGAGTGCATACGGACCAGGGCGGCTGGTCGCGATTCAGGATCACCGAAGACCAAGGCGAGATGGCGCTCAGGACTCACGGAACTCGAATAGCTAAGGGTCCGAAAGACACCGTGAGGAGTCACGACGCTGCCGACAGCTTGGCGAGCGATAAATCGCTCATGAAGCATGCGATAGCGAATGAGATCGGCAACCGTGATGAGCTTAAGGTCATGCTTGCGGCAAAAATCGGTGAGCTCCGGCAGGCGAGCCATAGAGCCGTTTTCATTCATGATTTCGCAGATGACTCCGCCAAGCGACAGACCCGACAGACGCGCAAGATCGACTGCGGCTTCCGTTTGCCCAGCCCGAACCAGCACCCCGCCTTCTCGCGCGCGAAGGGGAAACACGTGTCCGGGACGGGCCAGATCTTCGGGTCGCGTATCAGCCTGCATGCAAATCTGAATGGTGAGAGAACGGTCCGCGGCCGAGATACCCGTAGAAACCCCATGTCGGGCATCGATCGATTCAGTGAAAGCAGTACCGAAATTGGAAGTGTTCTTTGGAGACATGAGTGAGAGCCCAAGAACATCGCAACGCTCTGAACTGAGGGCGAGGCAGATAAGACCACGCCCGTGGACGGCCATGAAGTTGATCGCATCCGGGGTCACGAAGTCGGCGGCAAGCGTGAGGTCGCCCTCATTTTCACGATCTTCGTCATCGACAACCACGAGCATACGGCCGCGGCGAAAATCCTCAAGGGCCTCTGGAATACGGGCAAATGACATAGGTACACATCCATTCTAGACACAAAACGAAGGTTAACGGGAAGAACTGAGCGATTGCGACTAAACAAGCGTTTTAGTTTCAGCTACTTAGAAGTGCAACTCTAGGAACTTCAATTCTTTGGGTAGCCGTTCACATTAAATTAGAACTTTCTAACTTCCTTCCTTTCAACAGCTTGTGAAAAGTCGCCGGGTCAGAATTTAATGGCTGGTTGCTATTCTCAAATCGGGCGAAAGGAAATCTCGCCGACGGAGCCGGATGAACAACGCGAATCAAGAGGAAATACGATGGCGAGATATTGGTTACAACCCGTTGCCTTCCCAGGCGCGATTCCACCGATTGAGCACCCGATTCAAGGGCTTCTCGGGACCAGTGGGCTCAGGAAAGAGCGCCGCACTCTGTCAGGAGGCAATCCGGCTGGCGTACCAGAATCCGGGCCGGCTAGGCCTCTTGGGCGCACCCACTTACCCGATGTTAAAGGATGCAACGCAACACAGTCTGTTAGAAATCTTGAACCAGGCCCGAGTTCCGTACGAACACAATAAGGCGCACAATTACGTGGTGCTGAAAGACTGCAAAGCGAAGATTTTGTTCCGCTCCATGGAGGAGTATGAGCGGCTGCGCGGCACAAATCTGGCGTGGTTCGGCTTGGATGAGTTGACCTATACGGCCGAGGAGGCGTGGCTAAGACTGGAAGCCCGACTGCGCGACCCGCTGGCCAAAGTTCGGTCTGGGTTTGCCGTTTGGACTCCCAATGGACACGACTGGGTTTATCGCCGCTTTGTCGAGAAACAGATCAAGGGATATGGCACAGTACTGGCAAAGCCGTTCGAGAATCGTTATTTACTAGCGGCAGTTCCGGACTACTATGAGCGACTGAAACACAGCTACGACTCACGCTTCTATGAGCAAGAGGCCTTGGGCGCTTACCACGAATCGGGTAGAGACTTGGTTTACGGTGCTTTTCAAAGTAAGCAAAACGTGAAATCGATCGCCGTGGAGGAAAGAGAACCTTTACTCTGGACGCTCGATTTTAACGTCGATCCGATGTGTTCGCTGGTGGTACAGCGATCAGGGAAACGATTGAATGTCATTGATGAGATCGTCATTCCTCGGGCATCGACGGAAGAAGCCTGTGAAGAATTCGTGCGCCGATTCCCGCGACATTCGGCAGGCGTGCGAATTACCGGCGACGCATCTGGGAGCCATCGCCAGACATCGGGGACGTCCGATTACGAGATGATCCGGCGATTCTTCGCGCGATCCGGGCTGAGGACGGTCAGTTACCATGTCCCGGCAGCCAATCCGCGAGTCGCCGATCGAGTACGTTTGGTAAATGCAAAGTTGCAGAACGCCGCAGGTGAAGTAGAACTGTTGGTCAGCGATCGTTGTAAGGAGTTATTGAAAGACTTCCACGAAGTGCGATATCGCGCAGGCACGGCGCTGATCGATAAGGACGCAGATCCAAGGCGAACTCATCTTTCGGACGCGCTTGGCTATTTAGTTTGGCAGGAATTCGGACCGCGACCCGTAATGGGCGATAAGGCGTTTCCGTTGTTCTAAAGATGATTCGGACGAACTTTTTTTGGTGAACAGACAGTTACGGCAAGGAGTAGTGGCTTATGCTTGATATCACTCGTGAACATCCCGACTATGTAAGAAGGCGAATTCGTTTTCAGGCGTACCGCGACCTCTACGCGGGCGGTGAGCAGTTCATTCGCAACGCGTACCAATATTTGACACCGCGTCACAAAGAACCGGAGCGCGTCTACGCGGAACGTGCGAGCCATTCTTACTACGAGAACTACATCGGATCAATCATCGATTGGTACGCGGCAACGCTGTTCCGTCGCGAGCCGGTGATTACCCTCGAAGGCGATAACTCGAGCGGCAAGAGATTCTTCGGGCAACTGAATGATGACTGCGACCGCAAGGGAACAGCGCTTACGGACTTTTTCCGCAATTGCTTCATCGACACGCTGGTGCAGGGTGCTTCGCATATTTTAGTGGATTTTCCCCGCTCGCAGCAAACTCCTTTGACGCGGGCCGATGAAGAAGCGCGGGGCGTTTCACGAGCTTTTCTCGTTCCCTATACTTCGGAGGAACTCATCAACTGGAGTCGCGATCCTGATGGCAATTACGAATGGGTCGTCTTGCGGACGGAGCAACTGCGGCAGGAACGAATCGATGTTGGAGACTGGACGCCGGAGAAGAGATGGCTCTACCTCGACCGGACCACCTACCGGCTATGGCGGCAGTCCTCCAAGCCCACCGGAGGGAGTCCAATAGAGATTGAAGACCAGGGTTTGCATGCTCTGGCAAAATTGAACCGGGTGCCACTATTTGACCTCCGGGTGACGGATGGTATGTGGCTCATGAACAAGGCGGCCTCCCTGCAGTTGGAGCACTTCAATAAATCAAACGCGCTCTCCTGGGCACTGACAAATGGTTTATTCGCCACGCCGGTCGTCTACAGTGACAAGGAATTGACGCAGAGCATCGGCGAGAGCTACTTTTTACAATTGGGCGCCGGTGACCGCTTTGGGTGGACGGAACCGCAGGGCAATGTCCACCATATTGCCGCGCAGAATCTTGAACGCCTGCAGCAGGAGATCTACCGGATTTCCTATCTTCTGGCACAGGCTGGGGGTCCAACCAATGGTTCTCAATCAGGTCTCAGTAAACTGCGGGACTATGCGATTACGATCGAAATACTGCGCGGATTCGGGGACTTAGTCAAGGACACGATGAAAAGGATCCTTCGTACGATTGAGCAAACCCGAGAGGACAATCTAGCAATCGATGTCGCTGGTCTCGATGAATTCGATATCGGGGACTTTGGCAACGATCTGGACGAGGCGGAGCGGCTCCTAAAGCTTGGAATCCAATCTACGACGATGAAACGTCAGGTCTTCAAGAAACTCGCGCTCAAATATCTTTGCGATGTGCGGCAAGAGCTGAAAGATCAGATTGCTGCGGAGATAGACGCCACGACAGTCGGCTAAAGCCTTGCACCACTTTGCACCAGCCTACCGGCGGTAGCTGGGTGACTCTTGCTACAGCGGGAGCACTCAACTTCCGCCGATTTTTTTTGAAAGGAACTTCGATGGAAGAAGACAACAACAAGACCCAGCCTGATGTCCGCGACGTCATTCGGCAGGCAATTACGGACTTCGTGGCCACCGAACAGGCCAAAGCCGAACCGGCATATAAAGCCGAATTGGCGGAGGAACGGAAACGGCGGGAACAACTCGAGCGCCGCATGAACGAGATGGCCGAAGAAAATCGCAAAAGCCGCGCCATGGCGGAGGAGGCCGAGCGCACTTCCACCATTCGTAGCGAACTGCAGCGTCTGGGTGTGGTGAAGCTCGACCTTGCCTATCGGGCAGTGAAGGACGATATTCAGCGGACCGACGATGGGCGACTGATCGGGCGTCAGGACGGCGAAGACGTCACGATCCAGGGCTACCTGAAGCAGTTCGTGGAGGAGAATCCTGAATTGTTACCGGCCCGAATCACCAATGGTATTGGTACGGGAACAACCCGCGGAGGAACTCCGGCCTCTGCGGCGCCCTCGAACTTTGACTTGGACCGGATCCGCCCGGGGATGAATCCGGAGGAACTTGAGCGAGTCCGTCAAGAAATCGCCCGTGTGGCCAATCAATCCCTGAAGTAGATCGCTCGCCGAACATAAACTTTTCGCAAACTTGGGTCCGAGAACAATCAGTTCTCAGGCCTGAGCAATTAACTAACTAAGTCAAAGGAGACTTTCGAATGCCAATGATTACTTCCGCAAATCTCGCGCAAGCGATTGTTAAGCTCGTGGCAGCCGACGCGCTGCCGGCCCTGGTAGGTAACCTCGTACTGGGGAACCTGGTGAATCGGGACTTCGAGCCGACGCTGTCGCAGGCCGGAAACACGGTCAACGTGCCGATTCCCCCCGTGATGGTGGCGAACAACATCGCCGAGGCCGGTGAGATCCAAGCGCAAAATCCGAATCTTGGAAATGCCCAGATCATTCTCGATACCCACGCAGAAGCGAGTTTTCAGATCCCCGACGTCACCAAGGTCGTCGCGGTTCCGGAGTTATTGAAGCTATACATGCAGCCCGCGATTGCGGCCTTGGCCGAACGGGTGGAAAGCGACTTGATGGCGCTGGCGCAACAGTTTACGGCCAATAGCCCTTTGGGTGTCGGCGGAACGCCGCTGACCGAAGCTTTGGTGGACTCGGCGGAAACAGCTCTCTTTAACGCAAAGGTGCCGGCTGGCCAGTCGAAGTACTTGGTGGTCGACCCCACAGCCTACTCGCAGTTGCGGCAAATTGCTCGCTTCAGTGAGTACCGCACTGCCGGTGAGGCCGGACTGCGGGCACTGGTGGAAGGTAACGTGGGCCGGATCAAAGACTTCTACGTCTTCCGCTCGCAGTTCGTCGCGAAGTCTGGCAACGCTCCGCAAGTCAGCCACAATTTGGCATTCGCGAAAGATGCGATTGGGTTAGCGATTCGCCGCCTGCCGCAGCCGATTCCTGGCACCGGTGCCATCGCCGAGTACGCCGAAATGGGCGGATTCGGTGTGCGTGTGTTGATGAGTTATCAACCCAATACCTTAGCGCAACAGTTTACGGTCGATATCCTGTACGGCACGGGAATCCTCCGTAACAGTCACGGCGTTCAGGTCCGCACGTAACCTGCGCTAGCCCGTTAGAGGCATCGCGACCTTCTCCTGATCGTCGCGATGCCTCCTACAAACAGCGCCCATACTCAACTCTGCATGATCGACACTTACGTAGGAAAACACTATGAATCTTCGAGACTTTTACGCTAACGTCCGCAACACCCTGGCAACCATCGAAAGTCCTTTCGTTGTGCTAGTCAGCAAGAACACCCCTGACGGCGGTAAGGAAGGGGTGATGACACTCGTCAAGCGAGAAACAGCAGCGAGGCTGATCGTTGAAGATCGGGCTCGTCGAGCAACCGACCCAGAGTCCGCTTTCTATTTCGCCGACCAAAACGCCAAGCGAGACTCGGTGGAGGCCGAACGCCGCTTCTACTCAACCAAACTCGGTTTACAGGCGGGAGAAATCGTAGAGCAGTTCTGCGAATTACAGGGCGAAATCCATCCGAAATCTCCGAAAAGGCTGAGATAGTCTCGGTCAGAAAGGAACGGCAACGCGATGGCACTCTTCAACGACGGCCCCATCTCCTCGCTTGAGGATTTGCGGGTCTATGAAACTTCTTTGCTCGACACAGCCAGTATCGAGGGCGTGAGCCTAGCAAACAAATTGGCCTTGGCACAACAAGAATTGGGGGGAGAGGTGCTTCGCTTCCTGATTCAACAATTAGAGCCGACCCAATCAGTATTCCCCAGCAAGTTAGATCAAGTAGTAGCAACCGATCCGCTGCGCCGTTGGCATGCGCTAAGAACGCTCTCTGTTTTCTTTCGCGATGTACATCACAATCAGCTCAACGATCGCTATCGAGCAAAGTGGACCGCTTACGAGGCAGAAGCCAAGAATGCGGCGCGCCTACTGTGGGAAGTGGGGGTCGGCCTGGTTGCCAGTCCGATCCGCCGACCGAAACCGCCCAAGTTAGAAACGGTCCCCACCGACGAAGAGTTTCCGCAGTTGCTCTTTAAAATCACTTGGGTAAGGGGAGCGGCCGAGGAAAGCGCGGCTAGTGACGCAGTGCTGTTTCCGGGCGGAATCGGCGGCAAACCTGAACTAAGTGTGGCCAGCCCGCCCCCACGAGTGACAGGCTGGCACGTCTACGCGGGGACGACAGTGGAACAGTTGGCACTCCAAACACCATCGGCTCTCGCGCTTGACGATCTTTGGGTCATGCCCTTGAATAACTTGACCAGCGGACCGGACGTTCCGTTTGGACAGTCGCCTGACCAATACGTCCGGCTCCAACGACTACTCTTAAGAGGATAACTCCATGGCCAGAACTGCTCGAAACGCGCTTCGCATCTTGGCTAACCAAATGCAGGCTGAAACCGGTCTGTCTTACACGGTGGACGCGGTGGCGGAGAGAGAGAACATCGTTTTGCCTCCAATCACCGCAACCCACATTGTGTCGCAACACGTAGCCGCCGAGTTACTCGAAAAGAGCGCGGGGGCGCAATATCCAAGGGTTCATCTTTACTGCGAAAAGATTACGAACCACCTGAAAGAGAAGTTTCGGACGTTCTCCGGAATTATTCGTTTGGTCGCCGAAGTGCGGGCATCCCAGGACAGAGCGGAGAATCTTGAACCTTCACTGATGCTCTACGTGGACGCGGTAACTGACGTGCTCGATAGCCATCGCGGGGATTGGGGCGATGGCTTTTTTTTCACTGGAGGATATGAGGTGACGTTTTCACCAATGAAACACGGCGGTAGGAATTTCATTCAGTCCGCCAAAATCTCATTCGAAGTCAACGCCAGCCAAGGGTAAAGATCCCAACGCCGGGCAACTGCATTGTCACGATACTTGACAATCACTAAACTAAAGGAGTCTACCGATGGCCTGTTACATCTCATCCAACAATAATCGTTTTTACGTTGCCTTGGAGCCGTCTTATGGCGAAGTGGCAGCCGTCGCGAATGCCCGGCGCTTTGCCGGCATCCAGCTAAAGGTTCGTCAGCAGTCCCTGCAACTCGACCGTAGGGATAAGACGGGAAGCCGCACCTTCCTCGGCCTGCCAGAAGGAGTGAAGCGTCAAACGTCGTATCAACTCCGTTCGTATCTTTCAGGCTGGAATGTCCAAAACGTCGAACCTTCGCAGGGCCCGCTGTTTCGTGCGGCGCTCGGGGCTCCGGTGCGACTCGCATCTGGGTTGACACTGGCGTCATCATCGGCAACAAGTTTAACTTTCACGGGCTCGCATCACCTAGAAATCGGGCAGGCCGTAGCGTTCGGGTCGGAGATTCGATTTGTTTCGTCGATAACGAACGCCCAGACCATCGTGGTCAACGTGCCGTTCACCTTGGCTCCAACCGCAGGAACCGTCTTCGGACCGACCGCATCTTACGCGCCGGCGAACACTCTAGGGAGTTTCAATGTCTTTGACTACTGGACTCCCGACACCGCGGTGCACCGAATCCTCGCGGGGACGGCCGTCGATCGTATGGGCGTGAAAATCAATGGCGATTTCCACGAGTTCGAATTCCGCGGCCCCGCTCGAGACCTGATCGATAGTGTCAGCTTCACTCAGGGTGAGGGCGGGCTCGCTTCGTTTCCAGAAGAACCGAACATCGGCGAGTTCGAGTCCAATATCGTGCCCGGCCATCTTGGCCAGGCCTGGCTGGGCGCTAGCCCAGAACGCTTTTACACAATCACTGAAGCTGAGTTTACGCTCGACAACAACATCGATCTTCGAGACCGTGAGTTTGGTTCGACGCTTCCTCGCTGCCTTTCGGCTGGCCTTCGTGACGTGCGATTGAACTTTTCTTTGCACGAACAAGATGACGCAGCCACGAAAGCTTTGTATCAAGCAGCTCGCCAACGCTCCCCCATCAGCGTGATGCTTCAGCTGGGCCAACAATCGGGTCAATTGTTCGGCATTTATCTCAAGAGCATCGTTCCAGAAGTTCCTGAGTTCGACGACGGCGAAACCCGGCTCCAGTGGCGCTTCTCCGGATCGCGCGCACACGGTACGGTAAACGATGAAGTATTCATCGCCTTCGCGTAGAGGAACTAATGAAATACGAAACTATCAGAACGTTCCAGTCAGAATGGGCCCCCGAAGTTGTCTACCGGATTGAACGGATGTCCTTCGGGCGGCGCCAGGAACTTACCAAACAAGTACGCGGCCTGCTGGCACGACAAGAGTTCCACGCGGTCGGCGACTCACCATTAGACAAGGTGGAGGCCGCACTTCTTTCGATGGAGATTGATCGGATCTACTGGGACTGGGGTCTCGTGAGTGTGGGGGGCCTCTTTATCGACGAAGAACTCGCCGCGAAGGAAACGCTGTTCGAAAGAGGCCCCGAGCCCTTGGTCTCTGAAATACTCGCGCAGATTAAGTCAGAGTGCGGGCTTAGTGAGGAAGAACGAAAAAACTAATTGTCGCCTTTCACTTTCAGTTGTCGGATCCAGCCGCTTGGAAGTGCGACGTATGCCGCCGACAGCGGCTGGATGAAACCCGCCGGTGCGCCTTCTTACCGACAGAATCCTTGGGTCCGGAGCGGACCGTGTGGGCTCGAGGGCGAACGTCAACCACCCAGTGTCCGAAGTCGGTGATTACGCCAGAGTCATTTACTCTTTTGGAAGCCTTTACCGCTTGGCGAGTTCTAGGTCCGAGCGAAGTTTGGGAACTTCCCGCAAAGACCGTAGACGCCCTTTTTGTACTTCAAAACGAATGGAGGTCATTGCAGTCCGATGCCCAATAGTCTCATTGATCAATTGTTAAAGGTCGCATTGCCCACTGCGGCAACACTGGCCGCAGGCGGGTCGAATCCTGGAGATCCGGCCGGCGAGTCGCTTCGCGTACTCACCGGCCAAATCGAGGGGTTGCGGGGCATTTATCAGGCCCAAACTATCCAGGTGGTAGAGAACACAGCCGCGATTGTCCAAAGTACTAAGGCGCGAGAGTCAGAGGTAGGATCCACTGTCGCCAATGTCACCCGGTCGGCGGGCAGCCTATTGGGCGGCGGACTCACGTTACTTCCTTTGGTGTCTGGAATTGCCAGACTATTTGGATTCGGGTCGAGCAAAGAAGAGCTGCCCTCCCTATCGCGCTTTCGATTGCCGAGTACAATCAATCTCGACTCCGCGGTCAGCCAAAGCGGAGGGTCTCCATTGAGCGAGGTATCGTACGGACAGGACGGGTTACCTCGGCAAACGGCCACGATGCCGGCAAATCAGACCAACATCAACATAAATGTGCAAGCCATAGACTCGCGCTCGTTTCTCGACCACAGCGATGACATCGCCCGAGCCGTGCGAGAAGCCATGCTCAATTCACACGCGCTGAACGACGTCATCTCGGAGATTTAAGCAATGCCTACTTTTCCCCAGCTTCGCACCCAGGCGGTGGTTCAATATCCCGCCCGCCGGCAAATGACTTTTTCGACGCAGGTGCTTGAGTTTCTTGACGGCTCCGAGCAGCGCTTTCGGCAGTGGCCAGGAGCTTTGCGCCAATGGATGATTCGGCTTGACTTACTTACCGAAGAGGAGATCAGCGCGTTTCGGCAATTCTTTCGGAGTCAAGGTGGACAGGCACAGGCATTTCGGTTCGTTGATCCTTGGGATGGAACGGATTATCCCAACTGCACGATCGAGGGCGACGCACTTGAAGTGTTTCTGCGGGCAGAGGGCCGAGGGAATCTGAGTCTTATTGTAAAGGAATGCAGGTAAGGAAGCCGATATGCCGATCAAACGAATTTTTCCGCAGCTAGCTTCGGGCGCCATGACACAGTATCCGCTTCGTATCCAAGAGTACTTTCGCACCTTAGTCAACCAGTCAGTCGATGGGAGACGAATCAGATATTTCGATGTCGGAGCGTCGACGCTGGAATGGGAAGTTTCGCACTCGGGTCTGTCGGACGCCGAGTGGACCGGTATTGAAGAGCTGTTCCGCGAGTGCGAGGGGAGACGCCACTCGTTTCTGTTTCTCGATCCATTGGCAAACTTAGTCGCCGAGAGCGAGACATTCATCGGCGCTCCTTGGACGAAAGAACCAGGTATGGTACTCAACGAGGGTGTGAGCGATCCGGAGGGCCGCCCGAGGGCGACCCAAGTTACCAACACCGCGGCGGCTTTGCAGACGATCGCACAGACGGTTGCAATCCCAGCATGGTTTCAGTATTCGTTTAGCGTCTACGCCAGATCGAGTCAGACGCAGCAGATGCGGCTTATCACCGCGACCGATGGGGCATTTACGGAGCGACTCTTCGAATTGTCACCCGACTGGCAAAGATACTATCTTTTCTCCGCCTTGGCGGTGAGCATCGAAATGATCCAGGTCGCAATTCAGATTCCAGGCGGCGCGGCCATCGAGCTTTTCGGAGCGCAGTTAGAGGCGCAGCCATCGCCATCACCGTATCAGCAAACCGGGTTGCGCACTGGGCGTTATCCGGAAGCCCGTTTTGCGGTAGATATGTTGACCCAGACCTCTACCGGGCCTGGCGAACATGGTACCGCGATCCGCATCCGCAGCCGAGTGGTTGCTCATACTTAGTTTGATCGACGTGACGAAGGAAATCCCATGCCAACCGCACTTGAATTGAAGGAACAGCAGACACCCCAGACACCGATACTCCTATTTGAGTGCCGTCTGGCCAACGGAAGCGTTGAGCGGTGGAGTACGCACCAAGTGATTTGGAATAGCCACACTTACTCCGCTCGTGTTTTGGAGCACAGCTCGTTTGACATGAGGGCGGAGGAGGACGGAGTTTCGAAAGTCAGTTTGGTGCTCGCAAACGCAGACAGCTACTTCTCACAGTTGGAGCGAAGCATAGGGTTGAAGGGTGCGCGACTCGATGCCCAGCTGATCTTCTGGAATCTTGCCACGGCTGAAGCCGCGTCGACGCCCTTGATGCTGTTTCGGGGCCTAGCGAACCCCCCGGAGGAGATGACCGAAGCCACCATGCGGCTGAGCTTCGTAAACCGGCTGAGCCCGCAGAGAATCCTCTTGCCCAGCATTCGGATCCAAAAGCGCTGCCCGTGGCGCTTTCCAGGTACTGCGCTGGAGCGGGCCCAGGCCCCATCCGGTCTAGACGATGGCAAGTATTCTTCTTTTTTCCGCTGCGGCTACTCACCGGACCAACCAGACGGAGTCGGTAACCTGAGTCACACGGGCCAACCATTCACGTCATGTGATTTCACTCGCACTTCGTGTGAAGAGCGAGGGATGTTCTCCGTCGACGCAAGCAACCGCCCAACGAGTAGGTTCGGTGGTATCGAGTTCGTCCCGGCAACGATTCTGGTACGGGGCCCTGGCGAGCAGAATTCGCGCACTTCTGAGCCGCTTGAGAACGAAGCTCGCTACAATGATTTCGTGCCGATGATTCACGGTACGGCTTGGTATCAGCCTCCCGTTGTATTTGCCCGAAACGACGGAAACTTGACCCGACTCGAAGTACTGCTGGGAATGGGTGAGATGCAAGGGGTTTTGAAAGTCGTGGTCAACGACATAGAAATACCGCTTGGTGTCAACGACACGAATATGACCGCCACTGGATGGTACAACGTCGTATCACTTGGGAATCGCACCGGCGGATTTAACTTGAACTTTACGGATACGAGCGGCAATCCTTTGGGTGATCCGTACGGCAGCATGGCGTTTGCTTCGGTAGTGGTCCCGAATCGTATCGCCGACGGCCGAAGACTGCCCACGGTGAAGGTGCTCGCCCAGGGCATCAAGGTCTCGCGTTTCGACGAAGATGGCGGATATCTTGATGATGCGTTTACCGCTAACCCGAGTTGGATCATGTTGGACCTGTTACGGCGCTCCGGATGGACGTTGGATGAACTGGATCTCAGTAGCTTTGCCCGAGTGGCCGCCCATTGTGACGCACCGGTTGTTACGAGTGACCTACACGGCACTAGCGTTACGGTTGCGCGATATGAGACTAACCTCGTCCTACGCCGCCGGCGGTCCGCGGCAGAGATCTTACGTGGACTTCGAAACGCGGCCGCGCTTTATCTGACCTATGGACCGGAGGGCAAGCTTCAGCTGAAGCTTGAGAGTAAAATCTCACTTAGCCATCCAACGAAACCAGCGGGTTCCAATGCAACAGCGCTTTTGTACGGGGGGTGGCCGGCTTATGAATTTTCCGAAAGCTCAATTCTTCGTCGCGAGAATGGCGGGGCAGCGTTTCGACTAACCAGCCGCACAAACTCCGATTCACCGAATCGATTCAGCCTGGAGTTCCAGGATGCTTTCAACGAGTATCAACAGGACAGTCTGTCCATTGTCGATACGGAGGATACTCAGCGCACCGGCCAGGACATCGCGGCGTCGATCAACGCCCTGGGAATTCCCCAATTCGATCAGGCGGCGCGAATTATTCGACTCCAACTCGATAAGTCGCTCCGGGGAAATACTTACGCCGAGTTTTCAACGAGCGTCAAGGCGCTAGGGCTACTGCCAGGAGATCTGATTACCGTAACTTATGCGAAAGAAGGCCTGGACCGGCAGTTGTTCCGCGTGCAGCGAATTCAGCCACAGGCCAATTTCACTAAGGCCGTCGTGACTGCCCAAATCCACAATGAGGACTGGTATCTACAACCCGGTTTCCCTGGCAGTGGCTCCCGCTTTAGTGGAAGTGGCGGCCTGGGAATTCCGCGCCCGTTAGTCGGAACTGTAGTGGATGCCAACGGTATCCCTCGC